GCGGACGGCGGCTGGCGCGGCAAACGCTACAGGAAGGGTTGACCATGTTGGTTTTCACAATTGCAGAGTTGATTCTGCTGCTTGTTTCGGCCGTCGCGGGCCTAGCGTTTTCGGGAGTTCAGATAAAAGCGCTTTGGCGCGCTGCAGCCGTGTTCACACTTCCCGCACTAGGCGGGCTTAGGTTGACTGCTAAGCGGCATCGCCGCTGGTGTGGATGGTTTTATAGTTCAAACACGCTTCGAGATTACTTGAAGTATGCACCATCGTTGTAATAGTCGATTGCGCCTTGCTCAGTATCAAACTGCATGATCTGCCAAGCAGACAGTCTGAGTCTAACTTCAGCGCCAGTGGCATTGTTGATATACATCCTCACATTCCCGCCGCCGCCAGCCGGACATTTGCTGACGCTGGAGATGGTTTTCCAATCCGACGAAAGCAGCTTGTTAAAGTCGGTCGCAAGAGAAACATCGTACGACGCACTGAACGTAAGGCCAGCCGATGATCCAGATACCAGCCTCGCATCTACTGTGACAACGTACCACTTTCCAGCAGTGATTGTTGCAGCCCCCTGCAAAAGCGTTGCGCCTGCTGGTACAACAACTTCACAGCAAGAACCAAAGATTTGCCCATCAGGAACGGAGCTACCATTAACCGAAGAACTTCCAGTAAACAGGAATGGCCCCGCGCCATCAAACGGAATCGACTGGAGCTTTTGAGAAAGTACCCCGTTCCGAAGAACGCGCTTTTTGGCATAGTGTACCTGTGCCCTAACCCCGCTCGGTCGCCTTGCCCGAACAAGGGAGCCAACCACAATTGGATGCACACCGCCGTCAATACTAATTCGCTCGGCGGTTAGAACGCTGTTTGCATCAATCGAATATTGAGCACTCGTTCCATCATTGATGACACTGTTCTCGATGTGCAGCCTCGAATTAACAAGCTCCAGTTTCGGAGGCATCATCCCGTTCGTGATGATGGCCATAGCCGTATTCTCCAGACGCATGTCTTTCGGAGGGTAATTGGTTCCGTTGATATTGACACTTGATGCCGTCGCGTTACCCTCAAACCACACATTGTCAAAAATCAGCGGAGTGTATGAATCAGCCCAGTTTTTGACAAAGACACCAAACCCAGTGTTGTACTCCAGGATCATGTCGCGCAGTGCTGTGCCACCGGTGCCAATCTGCGGGCTGTCAATATAGACGGCAGCCAGATCGCAAGAATTTATCTCTCCACTACCAAGAACATCGCAGCCCGCATGCATCAGTGGCGCGGACTGCCCGACTGCGTAATACCCATAATTGCATCCAGATATTGAAAAATCCCGGAAACGATTTCCGATGTTTCCAGACGGCTTGTAGATGGCGCGATTGCAATTAGCCAGCGCAATACTATCAAGCGTCCAGCGGCCAGAGATTTCATGGTTGGTCGCATCCCACATAACAACACCGTTAGAAGCCTTGGCATTACCATCGATCATCATTTCAGATAACTTTCGAGGTGCCCACGAACCGTTCGCAGATGTCCGGCCGAGTATGAGAACACTGGTAGCCGCTGCCCTCGCTTTCAGAACGGTGTTCATCCCGCGACCACGAACATTTCCGCGAGAAATTCGCGCGGCGTTCAGCAGCGTTGTACCGGCAGCCATCATCAAGCCGGAGTCAGCAACCAGCCCGAACGCAGCAGTTGCATCAGTCGCACCGTCAGACGGGATACCATACAGTGCCGATGCACCCCCTGAAGCGGATTTCAACTCCTCAGTTCTGTTAAGCAAAGCCTGCGCCTGAGCATTAAGAACAGCATCAGAACTGGCATTCCTTGACGTTATCTTGGGTACAACGCCCCACTCTTTAGATGCAGACAAACTGCCAGAAATTATCTGAGCCACGTCAGCGAAACCATCAAAAGCAAGCGTTCCACCTTGTATCGCATACGTGGCGCGGCGACCATCTCGCGTTTCGTCTGAACTAACTACCAAAAACTGACCATCCGGCAGCGTAGCCGCAGCAGCAGAGGCGGATGCCCGAGTATCGAAGACCAGCAGCTTGTGATCGTTCAGATCATTCTGCAGCACGTACCATTTCGTTGAGTCCCATGCACCAGTCGTGAATGGCGCGCTTAGGGGTGCATAGACTTTTCCATTCGGGCCGGTCACAGTGAACCGCGAGTCGGTAACGTTGAGGCCAGAAGCGTAGGGGACAGGGACGCGGAACCCCAGGTTCGACAAGATTTCATCGCCGGTCGCATTGATGCGACGAATCGACTCATAGAGCGTGGGGGTTTGTTGGCCGAATCGTGTGGTGGCCGTGGCGGCCCGGCTGGTGGCAACCTCCGCAACCGTCTGCAAGTCACGCTTGCCGTTGTCGAGGTCTGCAATGGTCAGTGTCGCCATGGGCGGTTTCTCCTATGTGGTTACTCCCGCCTATTGTACTTACAGTAGCAGGTTCGCGGCTATGCGCTCGGCCCACCCACGCGAGAACGAGGGCCAGTTCTTTAGGTCTTTCATGAATCGCAGGCGGTGGCCGTTGTATCGCTTGGCAACTCGGTCGGACGTCATAGCATTGACAGCCGCCAGGGTCTTAGGGCCGATCACTCCGTCCGCCGTAGCGCCCGCAGCAGCCTGCAGCCACTTGATCGACTGCTTGACGCCAGAGTTCACCGCCCCGTCAAATACGTCGAATCGTACTTGTTGCGGTAACTCTTCCGCCCGAATGGGTTCCCAGTAGTCGGCGCGGTAAATGCGTTTGGCTTCATCTCGCGTGAGGGTCCGCATGTCGCCAGTGAACCCGTGGCTTCGGGCAACGCGTTCCGTAACGCCCCACATAGTCCGCCCGCCGGGGTCGGACGGGTGGTCACTGTAGCCACCCTCGTGTCCAATGAGCCGGTCGAATGCTTCATCGAAGTTCATTCCTTCTTGTCCTCCGGGTTCTGCACCCCCAGGCGCTTGGCGATCCATTCGCGCAGCATCGGGCCGAGCTGCAGCTGCTTCCAAAGCTCGAACACGTAGGACACCGCGGCCAGGCCGAATACCGCCGTGAGCACGCCGCTGGAAGGCTCAGATATGTGGCGCGTCCACTCTCCGCGTTGCAGCAGCGCATAGACTGATGGAGCCATGTACATAGAGAACGGCACGCCGACCACGCCTTGAACAAGCCGCTTCTTCCATCGACCCTCTGTGAAGAGCATACTGGCTGCTGTTCCAATGGCGGCGGGCCCGAGCTGTTCAAAGAATTGCTTCACGTCCTCGGGGGATAGCTGCGACATGTGATTCCCGCTGTTATGTGGCATTGATGACAGACTCCCGAGGGGGGATAGGTTGAAAGTCTGCTGCGTAGTAGGCGTCAGAATAATTGACTGCGGTTATTTTAACGTACTCGCCGTCACTTCTGCTTACCTCTTTGACCAGCATCGTTTGGGCCTTACGGCGGTCATTCGAGGCTACGCTAAATTCGGTCGGTTCGCCCCCATCAGCTGTGAGTTGTGTTACCAATGGTTGTGCGGGGTAACGAGCCAGCACCACGTGGAATTTGTCCCGGCCGGCGGTCACGGGGATTGATTCCACGCTACCGTCTCGACGCATCAGCATGATGTCGCTCGTAGCGTCAACCTCTACGGGCTGGCTCAGTTTGAGCACGATGCCTTCTTGGCCAATCACATTTCCGTCATACGATCGGAAACGGGTGTTATCCACGACGTCAACCAAGGCGCCCGGGGCCACCAGCCGCCCAATCTGCGTGACCTCGGTGTCAACGACGATGCGCTGATTCAGCAGGCGGTTGTAGTGGCGGTTAGCCTGCATCCAGGCTTGCTCGTACGACGTCACACCGAGCATCTGCACGGTCTTGTAGTGGCGGGCTGAGCCGTCGAGCGGCAGCCGGATCTGCTCGGCCTGAGTGCTCAGTTTGTCGTTGTAGGTCAGCTCCACGCCATCGTAGTCGCTGTCGTTGCGGAAGCTACGCGTGAATGTCTCGGCGTTCGGCCGCTTGTTGCGGTGGCTGAAGAGCGTTTGAGCCTGCGTCTGCGGCCGGTCAAAGAACAGACGGATCTTGCCGGCCTGCCGGAACGCCGTGCAGAACACCGCCTGAGCCACGGTGCCGATCATGTCCTCGAGACTGGCGTCCTTGCTATCGAAGGTGTAGTTGAACTGCCCGCAATCCGGCCGCCACGCTTCGATCTGGAGCTGGGTGGCGTAAATCTGGGCCATATCGGCGTCAGTGATTGGGCGGTTCCCGATGTAGCGATCCGTGACCATGGCCCCGATAATGTCGCACGCTCGGCTGGTCGCGCTGATCGTGCCGGACACGTGGCGGCCCGTCGCGTCGAAAGCTCCCGACCAGGTAGAACCGTTGAATGTCGGCAGCCGGCGGGCCGCCAAGCAGTTGAGCTGACGGGTGCGCAGGCTGGTGGCGCGCGGGGTGGCGTACATGACGGTGTGCACGGTGGTCTTATTGCCGAAGTCGGCGCGATCCACGCGGCTGACGGCGTACAGGTCTGACCACTTGATTTCATCGACGATTGCCCCCTCAAAACTGGAATCGTAGGGAGTCGTGCGCCGAGCGCGAACGCGGAACGGGCCGGTCCAAGGCAATGCGAATTCCACAGTCTCGGCCCGCATGTCCTGGCCCTGTCCGGTCAAACTGCTGTTGATGACCTGGGTGTTTGAACCGTCCGGGCGCTGGACTTCAAACTGGTACGCGACCGTGATCGGCTGCTGGCCTTTGCCGTTGTCGCGGTATAACCCACCGAGAGCCGTTACGTTCATCCAGACTGAGGTTGCGGTCGAGCTATTCGACGTCATCCAGCTCGTCCATTCGGATTCTTGGCCGTTATGAACAACAACAGTTGCGGTAGCGCCCAAGGCCGATGGAAAACTGACCCCCGCCAGAGTAACGAATAGCTCCCCCACAGTGACGATTTCTGCGGTAAAAGTGATGGGCGCTACCGGACGACGGGTCTGAAAGGCCGCTGTCCCGAAAGTCCATGTCGGAGTTACATCTGCCCGATCTGCGGCGGGCTTAGCCGTAACTGTGAATTCTACCCAAGATGAGCCATTCAAAACTTGGAATTTATCTCCAGCCGCTAGCGTCGTGAGGTAGGTCGCCTGAATCCTGGAGGACCCCAAAAAAGTGAAGGACACAATTTGCTCGGGCGTATACCCCCCGGTGATGCCGGTATAAGTCAGCATTAGCCCGGGCTCTGCAATGGTTCCGATGCCGGGGTACCCTGTCTTCTGAGTGAGTTTCAGCGCGCCGCCAGCGAGATCCCACGTCTGGGTTCCGATAATCTGTAGTTTGTTCAGCGGCTGCAACGTAATCCCGTCCACCTGCTCATTGCGCTGGGCGGTCAGCACAGGGTCGGTAATCGCCGGGCCGATCTGCAGCTGAGGGGCGCCGTGCTGCGGGGACGTGAACGGCGCATAAACCGCCGCGCTAGCGCGTGAGAAGTCCGACAGCAGTGTGTCCCCGTCGCGCAGCTCACTGACGTCGTAGTACCCCCGGCCCACGCAGTAGTACCCATACTCGACCTGCCGATGGTTCACATACTTGAAATACGACGGCATCATCAGAGATGGAATCGATTTCACCTGGCCGAAAATATCCTCCACGCGCTCCAACACCCGGACTTGGTTGTCGCGACTGCCGAGCTGGTTGTTGGGGCTTTTCGTCGTTCGGTTTTGCTGGGAATCCGTGGCGCCCGAGCTGCTGGCAGTCAATGCGCCGATGACGTAGCTCAGCGCAATCGAGGTCGCGGCCTGTACGAGCACGGCCTGCACGGCGGCCCAGCTGAATGCCTCAACGCCCGGCTCACGGACGGCAATCACGGGGCCGTCAGCATTCAGCACCTCCTTGGGACAAGTGAGTTGCCGGCCGCCAGCATAGAGCCCGAGGGGCGTATCACGCGGCTGGTCAAGCAGCCACACGGCCAGAGACTCGACGTGCAGAATCTCAGCGGTGGCGAGCGGGTGGGAGTGATAGCGGATCTCGGTCACGGGCGGCTCCAGAATTCGACGAGTTTGTAACGGTCGCGCACGCTCTCTAGCGGCTCCAGCATGACCGACTCACGCAGGGCGTGCAGCAGTTTACCCGCCGTGAAGACGCCAGCGTGGTGCAGGCCCGCGCGCGGGGAGCCGAGCAGGACAACGCAGCCTTCTACCGGTTCTGTGATCCGAATGAACCCGTGCAGGTCTGTGGCGAGATGTAAGGCGAACCGCTGAGCGGCTTCCCGAATTGTGCCCGTGATGACCGCGTACCGCCCCACATCTGAGCGGAATTCGGTCTGATATACGTCGGCCACCAGCTCCCAGCAAGGCGGCTGGCCATAGATGCGGTCGAGATATTTTTGAGCGTCCATAGCCTCAGTAAAATGCGCGCAGCGTGGGCACGACGCCGGGTTCGTACAGCTCGCCAGTGGAGAGCACGTTGTAGCGTGGCGCCACGGCGGTGATCGTGGCCGTGCCGATGACCCAGCTTACCGTCTCGGCCTGGAGAGTTGCCGACTCCTGCTGGCTAGTCAGGTCGTCTGACAAAAATGTCAGGATGTCGATTCGGATCAGCTCCGTCGTGTTCAGGGGGATCGAGTCCAGCTGATTGCGGAACTCATCCTGGACGTCTGTCGTGTCGAGAGTGATTCGGTATTCCTGATCCAGATTCGCTTCGCTGCCTGCGCGCTCCAGGAGCATCGGGGCGTATTCGACGCCCAGCACTCCGTAGTCGTCGCTTACGACCTTCCCGGGGTAAGGCTCTGGCCAGAACACGAACCGGCGTGCCAAAGCACTGTGACTGATCACAAGTACGCCCACGGGGCGTACCGCTGGGGGAGATACCGCCATCCATTCGCGCAGGCGCGCTTCAATATCAGTTGACATTGTTGAGAATCAGCACGTCGCTGTTAGCAAAGATAGTCAGGCGGTCGAGCATTGGGCCGAGAAACTGGCTGGTACTGTCCCAGTACTCAATTTCAAGATCCGCAACCTCTTGATCGTACTCGTATGCCGATGCTCGGGCTTCAATATTGAAGCTGACAGCCCATACGTTTTGATTGATGGCCGCCTGATAGCTATCGGGGATGATGTTGCACTCGTGGGGCTGAATGCCCAGGCCGCTATCGAGGTCAAGCTCAAATGGTAGCGTGCCGAGGGCGATCTTGCGATGGTAGAACAACGACCAGACGCGCATCTGATCGTCGGTCAGCACCAGCGTGACTGCGAATTGCGACGTCCCGCCGTAGTAGTTCAGCCCATACCGACCGCGCCCGGCCGCAACCTCTGTGCGCCGGCCGCCAGTGGGGCCGCCGAACCCGTAGCCCTGGGCGGCGACACACAGTCCTGCGGGTATTTTAGGAAGGCTCATCGACGGCGGCTCGTGTTAAAACTACTCTGCATTGTACGGCTGAACGGGCTATTGGCGTTCTGCGTCTGGTTGACCATGATGCCTGGCGTCTGTTCTTGAATGATGAGCACTACTTCTTCACGTGTGAGTTGACGCTGCTCGACCTTGTCAATCCGGCCAGTGGTCTGATTCACAATGGTCACATTGCCGGCGCCGGAGCGCTGCTCAGTCGTAGCAGCGCCGAGAGGCTTCACGTAGCCGCCGGAGCCGCCCATCATGAGGTAGTCGCCGCCACCATAGCTCAACAGCTCGGGACCAAGCTCGTTCACGCGGTACAGAGAACCGCCGGCCACCGGGCCGCCAGCAGCTCGGAAGCCGCCGAATTTCAGGCCCAACCCTCCGCCGCCACCCGCCAGGCTGTATTGGCTGCTGCCCGCGCCGGAAACCCCGCCAAGGAGGCTGGAAATGGCCGACCCCAAGAAACTCGCAATGCCGCTTGCCGCTTGCTGAGCGGCTATCTGCGCAATGCCCTTCAGAATGGTAGCCGTGAAGTTCTTGAACGACGACTCTCCTAGCGTGAACAGGTTCACGAAAGCACCTTCGATCGTGGTCATCATCGACGTTGTGGCGTCGCGCGCCTGAGCATAGGAATCCTGGGTTTTCTCGATGTAAGTCTGGATCGAGGCATGCGCGCCTAGTAGCCAGTTGCCGTCGAGCTCACGCTTTTTGGCCTGCGTCTTGTCGAATTCGTCTAGCTCCTTCTGCTGGTACTCTTTCGTGATCGCCAAGCGATCCTCATATCGTGCGCGTAGCTGCTCCATGTCGGCATCAGTCTTTGCGCCTGCGAGAGCGTTCGCCTGGTCACGCTTCATCTTGCGCAGCTCGGTCTGCTGGCTCTGGATCAGGCTGATCCGCTCACGCAGGCGGGCGTTCGTCTTGTCGCCCTGGCCGTAGGCCGCGATTTCCGCCTCATATTCAGCGGTCTTTGCGAGCAGTTTCTCTTGGGATTCAAACAGCGTGTTATTGCGGAATAGCTCGTCCCCGCGTGAACGCTCGGCGTCTTTGGACATGTCCAGCCGCACGCCAATGGCTTGGAGCTTGCCCAGCTGTTCATCTGAGAGCTTGATGCCTGAGATCTGCATCTCGTTCATCAGCTTTTCATACTCGGTCAGATCTTCGGTCTTCAAAGCACGCTTTTCGACCATCTTCATAAACTGGTCGGCGGCTTTGATCTCGCGCTCTAGCTGCTTTTCGGTGTCTGACTTACCGCTGCGCCCGCCTGCAGGCTTCGGGTCTTTGTACTTCTCGTTGATGCCCGCAATGACGGCGGCGTATTGCTTTGCCGCCTCAGCATTCGTCTTTGCGGCAGCGCCGTACTTTTCCTCCGCAGCCTTCAGAGCGAGCGCGCGTTGAGTGCGCTTGTCGGCGTACTTTGTGGCCTCTTGCGAGAGGTCGATAAGCGTCTGCTCCTGCTGCCGGGTCGCTTCCTTAGCCTTGGCGGTGTTGGTCTCAGCGACGATATTTTTCTGGAGCTGGATTTCACGCTGTTTCAGGTTGAACAGGTCGCGTTCTGCGTACGAGCTGGCCTCTGCAGCGCTGTTGACCAGCTTCACGCCTTTGGACTGCAGGTCGTTGATGCGCGTGAGGGTGTCCGTCAGCTGTGAGGCATTGCCTTGCTCACGTCCGAAGCGCTTAACCGCATCCAGAGCGTCGAGTGTTGCACCCTTCACAGCGTTCCACCCGCGCTCGACATAGCCGAGATTCTGCTGGATGTTCTTAGCTGCCGTGGCTAGGGCGGTGTCGTACGCATCCTGAGCCACGCGCGCCGCGTCGGTCTCTTTCCCCGCCTGCTGCAACGCCTTGATCTGCTCAAAAGTGGCCGACGTGAGGAACCCCATCTGCTTATTGACTTCAAGAATCCCCTTCACGGGGTCGTCAGCAATCTTTTTGAACTTCTCTGCTACCTTGTCGGCGCTCTCGCCTGTGGCTTTCTCCCACGCTAGGGCGGTGGACGTATAGCGCTCCAGGCGGTCAGACCCAACGCCCGCAGATGTGGCAAACAAGGCCAAAGCCTCAGCCGCCTTGCCGCGCGTCACGCCGTCCAGCCGATCCATGCTGGCGGCCATGTCGTTCAACTGGCCTACCGTCGTCCCTGCCTGGTATCCGGTTGTCTCCAAGGCGACTAGGAATTTCTGCGACTCCTGCGCCCCGGCATACCAGCCATAACCCATTGCAGCTACGGCCGCGCCGAGCACTGTCACGGGGTTGATCATCCCGACGATGCCAGACGTGACGGCCTTCAGCGCCGGGCCGACGCCGCCGAACATGTCCTTAATCTGGCCGCCTTGCTGGAATAGCACGGTGAGCGGGTTCTGCCCGCCCTGCAGCGATACGGCAATATCCGTGAACTGTGCGGATAGCCCGCGCATGGCCGCATTGTATTGGCGGTCACTGACGCCGCCCGTGCCCATCGACTCAGTGGCTTTTTTCCATGCGGCCTCGGACTCTGCGGCGGCTTTCCTCTGGTCAGATGCTACCTTGCGCGCCGTGCGCTCGGACTTGCGCTCGACACGATCCATGCCCTGCACGAATGACGCATCAGCGGCGACAATATTGACCGTTAATTCGCCTAGGCTGCGTCTAGTCATGGCGCTGGTTCAGGTAAGAAGTGGGGGAGATCGGCTCGTCTTCATCAGCGGGAGCCAGTAGGGCGCTTAGGCGTGCCAGCGCTACCGCCTGGGCGGCTATCGTCTGGCGGGCTTGGGCTAGTTCGGCCTCTAGCCGCTGCAATTGCTTGTCGGATTCTTGCACGCATGGCCTCCATCTTTCGGTCTATCCACTCTTGCCGCTGCTGACAACCTGTGCACGCCATTTTAACCTCTTCGGATGACTTTACCGGGCATCAGCGCCATGGCCTGCTCGGGCGTGACGGTGGCTGGCGGTGCAGGCGTTCCGCGCTGAGGCAAGTAGTCCTCAAACTTGCCGCCGCGCATGGATTGCGCCACGAGGGCCGAGCCGAACTCGATAGCACGCATCTGGTTTACCCCGTATTCGGCGCGGTATCTGGCCCACGTGTCCACCTCGCGCGCCGACATGGACGCTTTCAGCTCTGCCACGGTGCGGCCCCCGAGAGCGAGGGCCAATTCGCACCAGAAAACGTCTTCCGGGGTTAGGCTTTTGGGCCGTTGAGAACCCGCATCCACGCGCCGAGAATGGCCGTCAGCAGCGTGTCGCGCATCTGGCTCGCACGTTCATAGCTGATGATCGGGCTGTCCGGCCCATCTTCATGCAGCACGCGGCTCAGAAGCTGGCAGGTCAGCTCGCGGCTATTCTCAGGGAATTGCTCAAGGTACTTTGAGTCCGCATCGCGCTCGGGAGCGGTGCGGTCTTTGAAGTACACGTCGTACTCTTCCTCGCCGTAGATGATTGTCTCGTGAATAGGTTCGGGGCCGACAAAGCCCCCGGATTGAGCCAGGGACTTTGCCATTAGACGACCTTCGGATACCAGAAGGCTTCACCGCTGCGCTGGATAGACACGGCAGACTGCACGACGCTATTCAGCGCGAAGTTGAACGGGAAGCCGGAAACGTAGCCGTCGAACGTATTCCACGTGCGATTTGTGGGGACGTTGAAGTCGCAGGATTTGGCCACGACTGCAGTCGCTGCGCCGCCCGTACCTGCGCCCGTGAAGGCTACCGTGGGGGTTCCGGTGTAACCGCTGCCGGGGTTGGTGATCGTTACGCCTGTGATGACGCCCGCCACTACAGTTGCCGTAGCGGTTGCGCCGGTACCGCCGCCGCCAGTGATTGCCACTGTGGGGGCGGTCGAGTAGCCGGTGCCGCCGTTGGTCACTTTGACTGCAGAGATGCCACCCTTTTGGATCACGGTAGGCTTGCTTGTGCCGTCAGACCAGCCGATGGCGAATTTGATGGTTTCCTTGGTCTTGGACAGCTCGAAAAGCTCCAAGTGCGATGGGCTCTGAGGGTCAGCGTTCAGATTGATCGAGCCTTGGCCGGGTGTGGTCAGGCCAGCCACATAGCGGCGGGTCTTGTCACGCAAGCATGTAGTTTCGATCTGGTCGGAACTATCCGCGCCTGGGTCCAGGGAAGTCACGCAGCCGAGGTCGACG